TTGTTTCTTGTACGAGCGATAACAAGAAAGTTATCCTGGTGATTATATTTAAGTGGAACATCTTTCATATTGGTTGATTCCAAAGCTTTAGAATCAATCACTTCTATAAAGCCACGGTCTTCATCACCGATTAGTGTTTCAGTATCAAAAACGATGGCGTAGCCTTCTAGCACCATCTCATTATCAATTTCATTAAATCTCAAATTGGATAAGCGAATTTCTTTATTCATTAAAATGCACCTCTATACAACGAATTGTATAAAGGCGCTCTTTTATTTTTAAGGGTTAAACTGAAGACTATTTATCTTCTTTGTCTTCTTCGCCCACTTGATAGAGGTTTGCTTTTGTTTGATCGACGAAATTAAGACTTTGAAGTCGCTTGTTACCACCTTCGACTGGTTCGAGTCCAAGTAAAGACCTGGATTCATTTAAACTCATGAGACCTAATCCCATTAGTTTTTCAATGGCATTTACTTTTGTGTTCCAAGACGCATATTGAAGTCTTTCGCTATAAAAGATTATTTGTTCGCCTTTTCTTCTCTCTGCTTTGGTTAATAAAACTCTAGAAAACTCTTCGCTTAATTGAATGGAAAGTTGTTCAATAGTTCCTTCGTAGAAAGCATTGAACTCTTCTTCGGTGTATTTATTTAAATAAATCGGTTCGCTAATTCCAAAATAGGAAAGGATCTTCTCGTTAAGAAATTCTAGCGTTGCGGCATCAACGAGTTTAGGATCACTATTTAAAGGGACATAATCGGCTTTTAAATCAACGGGGATAATCGCTGAATTATTATCTTTTATTGAACTTCGGAGAGCTTCGTCAAATATAGCTTTCTGTTTATTCTTATCGTCTTGCGAAAGCATCGCATTCATTTTAAGTAATCCTTTTATCTGGAGCGATGACCTAATGGCATTATCGATACCTTTTAAAATCGAATCATTTATCGACACTGTTTTGATAAGTGTCGCATGATCACTTAAAGCACCATTTCCACCAAATACATCGTTTTCGCTGTAAAAACGGCGCAAATGGATGATATTTTCGTATGGGAGCGTGTAGGATTCGCCACTATCAAAAAAGAATTTTAAGAACAGTCCACCCGTTCCATCTTTACTCGCTTCAACGGTGTTTGGCCGTAACGGGTATAATCCTTCTAAATTTCCATTAGTGTCGGTTAAGGGATAAATAAAGCAGTTGTTATTGATGAATAAAAGAGAGATGATCCGATAGATAAAAATCGTCGGGTTCATAATTGGATTGGGTGCATTTTTAAGTAAAAAGTTAATTTCACTATCGCTTTCAAGCGTTGCATCTTTGTCTTTTACAATGTGTCGGGGTTTCAGTTTCGAAGCGTGATTAGCTATTCTATCAATTGCAATTCTAACGGTATCGCTATTGAGAATATTAGTCCCAAAACTAGAAAATACCGCTTCGATATTCACCGGGAGAATTCCCGTTATGGTTTCTTTTTTCTTTCGTGTAAATAGTCCCATTATTTTATCATCCCTTCGTATTCAATTTTGTAGCGATTAAGGACGGCATAGGCAATGATGAGCGCTACTGCTCCATCGATACGCCTGAACTTACTTCCAAGTTTTGACGGTTGAATGTTGCCGTTAATGTCAATTTTTGCCTGTGTGTTAGCGAGGTTCCACTTCAGCAAAGGATTATTGTCATAGATAACTAGTTTGTTCTTTAAATCTGCTTCTAGCTGTTTCATTGGTTCGCTAAGTGAATAAACTCCCTGGCGGACTTTTTCCATTGTGAAGCCCATCTCTTCCATTTCTTTAACCCAATAAAGAGCATTCCAAGGATCATAGCCAACCCAGAGCGGACGAATGTTATGGACCTGCACCATCTTAAGAAACCACTTCGTTACAAGTGTGAAGTCGTTTTGTCCACCCTCTGTTAAAGTTAGTAGTCCATTTTTTAATTAAATGTCGTAAGGAACCGAATCTTCTTCAATTCGTTTTTTTAAGACATCGCTTGGCATAAAGAAATGTGGGATTATGTACTTCTTCTCATCTTTTATTACTAGTAATAAAGCGGCTGTTAAATCGGTTGTGTTCGATAAATCGACTGCGCCAATAGCATATGAATTTTTTAGACTTGAGAGATTAAATCGTTCTTCGTTGTTTAAGTCGTCGTAGGTAAGCCAACTTCCACTGTCGCTTTGTTTAATATTGAAGTCTTTGCAAAGCATCGTCACCCTGGTAGATAAATCGTTTTTTGCTTTGTTCATAATGTCATCAAGATAGGATTCTAATTTGATTGTTCCTAAAGAGGGATTAGATTTTTGCCAAGTTCTTTTATCAAGATAAATTTCTTCTTGTGAATCCTGGGTATAAAACCAAGGGAGAAGCTTATCATCTTTAATCTCACCTTTAATCATCTTGCGGCAATAAGCTAGTTTCTTATCAAGGAATCCCTCCGTCACTGTTCCTTCGGTTGTGATGATAAAGATTAGTGGTTCTTTTTTTGTTGACTGGGATTGCTTGATTGCATCGTAGACTTTCGAATCTGTCATTTCGTGGACTTCATCAATACAACCTACTTCGATGTTATAGCCGTCTTTGTTTCGACTTTGGGCCGAAAGCTTCTTTATTTTGTTTTTTGATTTCGGTGAATAAATGTAGAAAATGTTCTTTTTAGAACGCTTTTCATTTCGGAGAGCTTTACTTCCTTCACGCATATTGTTGATTTCTTCATAGAGAATTGAAGCTTGATCGTTAGTGTTACTAGCGCACACTATATCCACTCCACCTTTAGCAAGAAAGAATTCAGCTAAATCAATGCCGGCAATAAAGGTTGTTTTACCATTTTTTCGTGCGACTAGTAATACAACTTCATTGAATCTTCGAAATCCAGTCGTTCTTTCTTTAAAACCATAAGCCGTTTGAAGAATTGCTTTTTCCCATAATTCAAGAATAAAGGGTTCGCCATTAAAGGGTGATTTTGTGTGTTTGCAAAAGGTTTCAATGAACTGAATTCTAATGTTCCCTGGTTTTACATCAAAAATATAACGAGGATCATCCATATCTTTAATGAGCTTATCTAGGGTTGTTCTCAACTCTTGCCCAACCAGAATCTTTCCTTCAAGTACTTGATTGTAGTATTCGACTAAGTAGTTCATGTGATGCCTTTAAGAAATTTATCGAGCTCATCATCTTCATCGCCACTAGTTTTTCCGAGGATGGAATTGATGGTTTTTAAGGTTGATGAATATGAGGCAACTAGTTTGGTATAAAACTTGGCCGCTTCGCTTTGTCGTTGCTTTCCACTTTTGGTTACCTGTACGGAACCATGGTTGGCAATTTGCTCTTGAACTATCACTAGTTCCGTTCTCATAAACGCCATTTGTTGCAAGAGCTCGTCGATAAGTGTTCTTTTACTTTCGTCTAATATATCCAAAGCAAAAAGACTCTTAAGTCTTTCGTATTCTTCATAAACGCATGAGTTAACTTTCTTCTTCATCGGGTTCCTCGAAGATGTGGCTTGGGCATAACACTATATCACCAACTAATTCGATTGAAGTCAGACTTGCAAATTTCGAATTAATTGGACGCTCTTTTAATAGTCCTTCTTCGTCACAGACGATAAGTTTATCGTGATATCGGTTTGGATAAAGTTCAATTAGTCCTCCTACTGCTTCTTGTAGTTCTTCGAGAGTGAAGTATTGATTTTTCGGTCTTAAAATTTCAATGGTTCCATCTTCTTTAAAGCGAAGAGCATAGTTCGGGTTTTCAGAGATTAGATAAATTCGGAGTGGAACGACATACTCACGGTTGCAATCATCACAGCACGATTCTCCACGAAAGGGTGCAGGATTGTTTCCATATCCGATGAATGGCTTTTTACATAATGGGCAGTTTTTTGTTTCGGTCATATGTTTACCTTCCTTCGTTATTCACTTTGTCAAATTCTTCTTCGAGATTTTTTCGGATTTTCGCTCGTTGGAGATTGTGTTTTTCTTCATTAATTTCGGTATATGTAAAGGAGATTATTGCAATCTCATCTTTGGGAAGAGTCTTCTCGACTTGTTTGAGGATATTAGTTATTTCACTCAAGGATTGTATTTGTCCAGAGTAGTGATCAGTTTTACTCATTTGAGTAACTTCAATTTTGTACTTATAAGGCATTTTGTGTTTTTCCGATTATTTCTTGGAGTTCTTTTTTGGTGAATTTGGTTTGACCAGTCTTTTTGATATGATTCTCGACTTTGTCAATTTGACCAACACTCACTATGCCCATGTTGTTGCGGCGAAGTTCTTTTAGGGCAATCGCACCGATGCGTAAATCTTCACGAGTGATGGTAATCGTTTCTCTTTGGGATCCATCCTTTTTGACTTCTACTAAGGTAATCTTTTCGTTCATTTTTTGCTCTCCTTTAGATACTTTGTATCTAACAAAACAAATACCACACAAATATAATAAATCCAGTAAAAGGAGAAACAATATTTCACTGGATGAGTAATCCGATTAAGCGAGCCACGATGTAGGAGATTTGGAGTCATCTACAGAGCGTGGGGAGCGAATTTCAGTCACGTAATCTGCTTTTCATCGATTCGTTCAGCACTTGGCTATCAACTTTGAAACGCGAGTGTCGTCCCTGTTCGACTCTTTAATGAGATTTTACTTTTCGTTTTAAATATATTTAAGGGTTAAACTGAAGACTCTTTTTTTCTTGTGGCAATTTCCATTCACGCGCGGGAAGGGGGTGCATTTTGAAATTGTTGGGAAAGCATAAAAAAAACCGAAACCTAAATCTCGGTTTTCAAAAAACTCGCTCTGCGTATTTTGGATGTGGGGGGTGCGGTGTGCAGGTGTGTTTCCTACATTCCGACGAGGGGGGTTACATTCTCTTATCGCCTATTTTGTAGACATTGTTGCCCGACCATTGAACTCTTTCACCGTTTATTTTATATAGTTGGTTTCCAGAATATTCAATTCTCGCACCACCAACTTTATAAAGTTTTGTTCCAGAATATTCAACGCGCATATCGCCTATTTTATATAGTTTATTTCCTGACCATTGTGGTTTTCCACCAAAATAAGCGACTAAGATTTCTTCATCTGACATGGTTATTTCCTCCTTTCTTTTTAATTTTTGTTGTGATTGTTTTGTTTTATTGTCTATTTTTTTCAGCATGACGCATAGAAAGCATTTGCTTTATTGATAATCAATCTTTATTATCTTTTGACATTTTGTTTTTATATTCAGACAGGACTTCAAAGAAAGCATCTAGCCAAACTCTTAATTCAGTTTTCAATTCTTCAATTGTCTTTCTATCATAAGATATATGTTTATCACCATCAATTCTAGCGAAAGACCGAGATTTTCCTGAGTAGATGAATAGGTCTCTTCCGTTCTCAGAAACATATTTTCTTAAGGACATTAGCCGTTTTTCACTAAGGTTTTTAAAGGGTTCGTCATCAATAATATCTTTTACTGACCAAACCCATCTATCCATGTAAAACTGAAATACTTCGTAGTTGTCGTAAATTTGAATATCGCAACCGATATCGACGGGTAAATATTGAATGAGTTTGGTCGAAAAGCGATATTCGACTTCTTGGCCTTTATCAGTGCCGTGATAAATGTAGTAATCGCGGTTTAAAATGATGGTGCCGGTTCCGGTTTCGATGAGGCTATTGCCTTGATAGCGAACGAGGCGAACGGAAGTTTTTAGTGAATAGTCAGGCGTCTTCGAGATGAGGTCTTCAAGCGCTAAGCGCTGTCGTTCGTAATTGCTAAATAGACTTCGCCCATCCAAGAGGCCATACTCGTCATAGATTAGTTCGCGCTGACATTTTGGACAGACGAGTTTGTGCTGTTGACTGACCAGCCCCTCATGTCCGCAGTCCGGGCATTGGTAGATGAGATTTTCGAGATTATCAATGTCGTTTAAACGATAGATGTGGCGATGCTCTTCATTATAGGCTCCGGCATCAAATTCAAGGCTTTGATCGACGGCTTCATAGATGCTTTTTTCATCAAGTTGTTCAAGTTGCTCTGGGGTAAAGAGATGAACCATCGAGGTGAATACTTTTCCCTTAAAAACTTTATTGGTCCAAGGAGGAGACATTAAAAAAGCGTTCTTATCATGGACGACATAGACATTGACTTTCGCCTTTTTTAAAAATTTAGCGATCGCGAAAGGCGACTTTAGGCTCCTGCCGTGATATGTGATCTGACCTTCGGGAAAAATGCCGATGATACCGCCGTTTTTCAAAATTTTTAAAGCGCTGGCGACGGCCTTTAAATCGCCTTGGTAAGAGCAGATCGGAATCGCTCGCGCCAGCTTTAAAAAGGGGCGGCGTTCCGGCTCATAGAACATCTTGGCGGCCGCCATGTAATTGATTCGGTGAGGATAGAGGGCTGCCGTCACAAACACATAGTCGCGAAAAGACGCGTGATTGG